TGAGAGACTTAGCCTAACAGTGGCCCAAGAAAAGCTCCCTCCGCTTTACCCAGTATGAGACAGACGAACGACCGAATAACCCAGATCACAAACGCGATCAGGGAAAAAGTAAAAGAGTGGCCGCCCAACCTGCCGCCGCCCTCGGTCGTTATTGTACATGAGACCCATCTTCCCAGCGAGTTCGATCCGAGCTTTGAGAAGCTAGAAGGTTTCGACGTAATAACCACACTACAAATCCGCAAGAACTCTGTAAGACTCGCATACTTGCATGAGCCTATATGAAGACTGGTGTTTGTACACAAAAGACGTACAAAGCCCGCAGCCGTTTGTCGATGCTGCTTTCTATTTCATGATCGGCGCCGCCCTTCAAAGGCGCGTCTGGTTCGGTGACCTCGACTTCCACGCAGTATTTCCGAATCAATACATCGCTTTCATCGGACCCGCTTCGGCGGGTAAATCTCTCATTACGAGTCCGATGAAAGAACTCCTCGAAATCCCCGCCGAGATCAAAACTCCAGAGAATGATCTCGCCGCTGAACTCCTTGGCGAAGATGCCTCAGACAACCGCAAAGGCGCACGACAGCCTCTTATCTATATCGCTCCAAACAGCACGACGTTCGAGCAATTCACGCAAGAGACTTCTCGCGTTGCGTATTTACACCGCTACGTTGATTCAGAAAACAGACGCAAAGCCTATCATCACAGCTCCCTCGTATTCATCCTCGACGAACTAACCTCAATCTTTAAGAAAAATGCCGAACAACTTTCAGACTTTCTTCTCGAAGCTTATAACGGTGGAAGAAAGTACGTCCGAAAACTTAAGCATAGCGACACTGACTTCTGCACGAATATGTGCATCAGTCTCTTGGGCAACACAACGCTCGGAAAGTTCCAAAGTCTTCAGAATCAAGATATTCTCTCGGACGGTTTTATGGCTCGAACGATTATCGTTTACGGCGTTGAAAAGCGTTTCCATCTTTATTCTATTCCCCCGCTTAACGAGGAACAAAAAGCGGCTAAACTTCGCTTGCAGTCTTACATTAGGGAACTATCGAAACTATATGGCCCTTTGGTTCTAAACGACGAAGCTAAAGAATACATCCATCATCACTTCGAACTTCACCCAAACTTAGTACATACGAACAAACATCCAATGCTGGACGAATACTATGGCCGCAAGAATCTTCATCATCAGAAGATCCTGTTCGCCGTACACTTCGCGCGCACGTTGGATATGACCGTCACGAGAGAAGATGCAGAGAAAGCCACAGCGCATCTCGCCAATCTCGAAAAGGATATGCACATCCCATTCGTCGGCATGGGCCGCAATGAGAGTGCAAAGATCACAGAAGACATCTGGCGCTTTATCAAAACTTCACATAGATCTACAAAGAAATCTATCTTCGTTCGTTTCTATCAATCCCTTAAAACACCCGATGAACTCACTAGAGTCCTCGATGACCTCACCACAATGGATAGAATATGCCGTGTCAAAGAAAACAACATTGAATACTATGCAGCCAAATAAAGATACAGTCTCAGAAACCATTCAACAGCGCGGCCAGATCTATGGCGAGCCACACCACAGCCATCGCAACATCGGCCTGAGTTGGACTGGCATTCTCCAACAACACTACGGTATCACACTTCCGACAGCAATCCCGCCGCACATTGTTGAACTAATGATGGTTGCGTTCAAAGTTCAACGATCCACGCGAGTCTATCATCCTGATAACTACGTCGATCTTGCCGCCTATGCGCGCTTTGCCGAGCACGCTCAAGCAAAACCCGGCGAGCCTTTTGAGCAATAAATTTTAACAAAAAGAAAACCCGCTCTGCTTATTACAGGGCGGGTTTTTTATTTATCTAATTTTATCTCAAGCCACTCATTCCTTCTATCAAACTCTTCCGATATTTGTTTTCTTGTTCTCTCGTTAGATACCGCTTCAGCGTCTCAGCCCCAGCGCCTTCCTCTGCGCCTTCGACAAAGCTCAGATATCTCGCCGCTTTCATCGGCTGCCTTTCCAACGAAGGCATGATCTGATTCTGACTTGTCTTATACTTCCTAATCCGGCTCGCATAATCTTCTGGCGTCGTTGCTTCTTCCCTCGCCCTCGACACCAAAGAGAATGCCTCTTCGCCGGTCTTCTCCGTAATCTCGCCCCGCTCGAATTCCCTCTCGCTCAAGTTACTATAGTTCACAGCAAACGTGCCGCCCTTATTAGGCAAGCCCGTCAACTCATCAAACAACCGACGCTTACGCCGATCATCATATCGCAGGTTCTCATCCTCATCCAACCAATTCCTTGCCACGCGCAAAGCTTGCACATGACCTGTCAGTGAATCCTGCAGCAAAGCCTTCAGCACCAAGCCGAAGTCTTCACCATCATCAAGCGCTTTGCCCGCAGCCGCCGCACGCTTACTCACATCATAGATCGCATCAATCGCAGGCATGGTCGCAATGCCTTGTGATGCGCCACCAGCGTATGCATCAAGAGTCATCTTAACCAAATCTCCAGCGAATCCGAACGTGCCCATCTTCTGAGCCATCGACAGAAGTTTCTGCCCAAGAAGCTGTCCGCCATCAGCGCCAAGCTCACCTTGATTCTGCTGCATCCAGCTTTCGAGTTCCTTCCATGATATGTCTTTGCCCTCGCGGTTATTCAACCATTCTTGCACAGCCGAGATAGCGCCGCCACCCAGCACACCAATCAACATCTGTCCGATCAGAGGCTTCATGTTGCCTTGCAGCGCAGGCTGTATAGCATACTTAACGAACGAATCATACTGTCCAATGCTCCACTTGCTCCACGTCAGATAAGGCGCAGCGGCACCTTCGAGAACAGAGGCGGGAAGTTGTCGCATGTCATAAGAACCCTGCAACAAACGTCCAACCTGCGCCGCGAGATCAGCATCCGACCGCGTGCGCCAGTCTTTCGTAAGCGTATCCAACATCTGCGTGGCATTCTTATCGCCACTCAGCGCAAGCTTCTTGTTGATCCCAACGATAGTCTCGCCCCAGCCCTGCGCAATCACACGCGCAGCAGATTCAAGATCGTTGACGAATGTTGCTTTTGATAACACACGAGCAGCCTTATCCATGAAAGCCGTAGAGTCTTCAGCGATGCCCAACACCTGACGCATGTTCTCGGCAGCATCACGCTTATTCAAGCCCGACGCATAAGAACGCTCTTTCAACGCGGCCCAATCTCCAATGCGTTTAGTAAAATCAGCAAGTCCGCTCGCATATTCACTGCCTTGCAGATAAGCCAAACCCTTAAACATCGACGTGCCGATGTCGCCGACCTTCGAGACAGGTCCAATCGTAGACGCACTAACAAAACGCCCGAAGCTCTGCAATGCGCCGTCTGTACGCTGTGCAGGTGTTCCACGATACTCGCGCAGAACAGACTGCACGCTCGGCTCGTTGATAATCAGCGGCGTGCTTTGAAGAACATTCGCAGGAATAGGCTGATTGTTCAACATAGTCTTTGCACCCAAAGCAGCCATCGCTACAGGCGACGACTCGACATGCTGCTGATATGCAAAGTCCGTGGCCGAACGCCGCGTATAGTTATTCAGGATGTCGATGATATCATTACTGCGCCAGCTAGGCGGCAGCGGATAACCTTCAGGCTTACGCGCACCGGAGAACGGAATGCCGCTCTCGATGCCCGGCGGCTTCGAAGTAATCCCAACGCGCTCTTGGAACTTCTCATCTGCATATCTTTGCGCCTCAGCCAACGATGCGCCGTCGGCCTGCCGCAGCTGAGTGTTCCAGTTAATGAAATCAGCCTTGAGCTTATCCCATTCAGGCGATCCCTGCATCGTAGTTAAGATCCGCTCAACATCATCCGCTACGGAATGCAACGGAAAGTATGTCGGATTAGTGCCACGCGCTCGTTGACCGGCGGTATCGCGTACAGTAAAGCCTTGTGCGTTATAGTCGTTTACGATTGCCGGAAGATACTCATTACGGAGTTGATCATAAGCTGCGCGGATGTCACTCGCAGGAGTAGAACGCACGCCTGAATCAAACTCCCCGGCAAGATGATTAAACAAACGCACGCGAGCTTCTTCAGGAAGCGCGCTCGTGAGAGAGAACTTACTCGACCATTGACCTTGTTTAAAGTCGCGGGTGTTGTAAGCAGCCTTTACGTTCGTAGCTACATCAGCGAACGGACCGCCCTTTGAGGCGAGATAATCGAGTTCTGCTGGGGTCTTGGCTTCGGAGAGGATAGAGCGCTGGTAGCGAACATCTGGATTAGCTCTTTGTTCAGATGCTTGCTCACGAGTTAAGAAATTTCCAGTTTTATCTACAAAACCAAACTCGCTGTTTTCAGTAACAGTTGGAAGATCCATATGTAGATCTCCAAGCTTACCGATTGTTACTTTGCCAGATGGTTCCCGTGCAGCTACTCTTAGCCCTGTTGGATTGTTTTGTTCTAAGTGTGTTGCATGTAGAAACTTGGGATCACTGGAAGGTGCAAAGTCCTCGTTTGTTAAACCAAATAATTCAGAGCCACGCTGCATCCTCTCACCTCCAACATCAACCTTAGCCACAGCAACACCCTTCCAAGGCACAGCTTCCGTGGTCGCATAGTGCATCCAAGCGAGAGCGTCTTCGGGAGAGAGCTTCATCCCAACCATGCTCTTGACGGACGATTTCAGCGCATTAAACCACTGACGAATCTCGCCCGGCTTGACGTTAGGATGCTGCTCACCGAACGCTTGAACGAGACCTTCCTCCAGCGCAAGATCCCTTGCGACTTGTTCAGTCTTACCTTCAGCCAAACGCGCTTCGTATTCGCGTCGATACGCCTCAGAACCCTCAGCAGTATCCATCAGCGAACGCTGCATTCGCTCATTGGGAGATGTCTTAAAAACATCGTGACCAATTTCGTGAATGGCTGTGTCCGCTGTGGCCGCCAAAGGATTGATGTAGATAACGCGCTCGCCATTTTCATTGACAACGTATGCGCCGCGAATGCCTCGGGCCTGTTGCTCAGGCGGAGCAGGCACGATCCTCAAACCGCGACGAGCCGCAAGCTGAGCAGCCGCGTCAAGAGCAGCCTGACTAAGCAAGCCTTCACCACCCGGACGTTGCAAGCGCGAGTATAGATCATCTGCAATAGCGCGTGCGTCGGCGAGTTCTTGCTTAGCTTGAGTGATTGCGGGATCACTTTGCTCTCTAATATTTTGACGAATATTAGGACGCTCGCCTCTATTAGCATATAACAACTCGGCTCGTCGCGATTTCAAAACCTGCAAACGCTCGGCAGCTTCATCACTCAAAGCCTGCGCGGCTTCAAGATCCTGCAGCTTACGCAACTCAGCCGCATTCTGTTCAGCTTCAACACGAGCATTCTCGGCCTGAATAGCCTCAGCCTTCGCAGCTTCCTCAGGCGTAGGCTTGAGAGCTTCTTTCTGCGCCATAACTTCCAAGCGGTTATCTTGATAGCGGCCCATTATCTCAGCATCCTCAGGCCTCAAGAATCTATCTTGCACACCACGTTCATGCGCCGCGTTCAAAGCTTCTTCAAGCGAGGTCGCAAGGAACTGAGGGAACTTCTCAGGATTCTGTATGACATCATAAACTTCAGGCAAACCAGCTAACTCAGCAACCATGCCTTTAGGCAGCCTTTGTTTGGTTTCCTTTGCAACACGTTCAATATCCGCAATGCGTGTCGCCTCGGGTTGTTTCCACCACTCC